CCATCCCGCCATCTTTGCGAAATTTGTCTGACCCATTGATACGAGTCGGGCACGAAGCTCTGTTTCCACTTCGCGTACCTTTTTGCTGTGATTTGCTAGTTCCATTGATTAATATTTTCCTTAGTTAATAAGTAAATACGCATCGGTTGATGCGTTGGTTGTAGGGACGAAACATCCCTGGCCTAATTGTGTAAAGAGCGGTACTGCTTAAGCGACTTTTGGTGGGAACAGGTCGTCAAAACCTACTTCTGCACCGTGCTTGTTCAACACAAAAAGAATCTGACGACATTGAGTGGCACTTAGATCGCGACGGCCATTTTCGTAATGACCAATTGCACCCTTAGTGAGTCCAAGCTCCGTTGCCAGCTCTCCCTGTGTGAGCCCAAGCTTTTCACGAATGTCTCGTAGCTTGTTCATAAGGTTCCTCCGTAACTAATATCGAGTATACGTTTCGTATTCGTTATTGGCAAGCTGAATATACATTTTGTGTCTCGCAAAAAGGAATACAGTTCGTATGATCAGGACATGAATATGAAATGGTATGAACTAGCCAAAGACCTCATGAAGGGGCGCGGCGTATCTCAGGAGACGCTGGCAGAGCACCTCGGTATTACAAAAGGGGCGGTTAGCCATTGGCTTAATGCCAGACGTGAGCCAAGCCTTGAGGATATAGCCAAAATTATGACTTACCTTGGGCTTCGGAGCTTCGAGGTCAATGCTGACGGCACTATCAGGGATAAATCTTCCGTTACAAACGTAAGTTTCCATGGAAAGAATGAGCCGAAGGGAAGCTATCCCGTAATCAGCTGGGTAAGTGCAGGTGAATGGATGGAAGCCGTAGAACCTTATCATAAGCGGGCTATCGACCGCTGGTATGAAACAAATATAGATTGCTCAGAGAACTCGTTTTGGCTGGATGTGAAAGGTGACTCAATGACATCACCAGTCGGACTGAGTATCCCTGAGGGAATGGTTATTCTCGTGGATCCAGAAGTGGAGCCCATCAATGGAAAGTTGGTTGTAGCTAAATTGGATAGCGAGAATGAAGCGACATTCAAAAAGCTTGTGATCGATGCAGGAAGGCGCTTCTTGAAGCCTCTCAACCCGCAATATCCCATGATTGAAGTGAATGGGAATTGCCGCATTATCGGCGTTGTAGTAGACGCCAAAATCACCAACCTCCCCTAACATCAAGGTCGCTTAAGCGGCCTTTTTTGTATTCCTTTCAAAAATAAATTCCTTTTGTATACATATCGTTACCTATTTTTCGCATCTTGCGTATACATTTTGTATTGCGTTATTAGGATACGTTTTGTATATTTAGTCCATCAGCAGGACGCACTACCGAGACAAGGAATTGAGTCTCAGCTCTTTAACAAGATGACATGGGGATGATTCGTCCCCGCCAAAGGAAGTTGCTTTGGGATGTGGTGAGTAAAGGCTCCAGTGAATAAGCACATCGGGTCGCAATGCGAACGTGATGCCCAATCGATAGCTGTTAGAAGCATCTGAGAGCCCGGTAATCACCACATCACCAAAGCAACCACTGGAGGTATCCAATGAAAGCCAGAGAGATTCGTAAACTCGAACGTGCTCGCCAGCACAAAGAGATGAAAGCCTACTGTAAAAAGATTGACCGTGCATTTTCACGGCTGTCGGAAGGCTGTAGTGAGCGCGTAACCAAAGCCATTTCGCTTGCAGGAACGCGTCAGAATGAAGTTGAAGTAACAGCGGTTAAACAGAATCGCAACTACTACCGTGACACTAACCCACTCGGTAACAAAATCCACGCCGTTCAGCGCATGAAGCTGAGCAGTAAGCCACTTATTTGAGGTGATGTATGGAATTCACGGCATACCTGGCAGGAATGTCTCTAACAGAATGGAACTTGTACTTTACAAAATCACAGCAGAAAGAGGTCATGAATATCATTTTCTGCAAGGCGGAATATTACCGCACATTTTGAACAGGCCGCATAGTCGGCCTTCTTTTGGCAGCAAGCCACAGAGGTGAATATATGTTTGAGTTCGAAATTAATCGTTGCAGCGGTTGCTCGTTGAAAGAAGTGCTGGTGTTCAAAGAGTGGACTAACTCGCAGCTTGAAGAGATCTGGAAGTTGTCAGTTGGTGATGGGGTCAACTTACAAGGTCAGTTAATACGTCGCGTTAAGTAGCCACAGAGGTGGATATGAAAGAGTTTAAGGGTACGCCTGGTAAATGGAAGTACACGGTTAGAAACGTCAACGAGATGATGACTACGTTCCATGGTGTGACGATTGGTGACACATACATTGAAGCAGCAACAAGAAATGAAAGGGAGGATGCGCTACTGATAGCAGCGGCTCCTGATTTGCTCGAAGCTCTGCAAGCGATGCTGAGCAAAGCATACAAGCAGAACTGGAATGACCAATATCCAGATGAAGTATCGAAAGCACAGGCAGCCATCAGCAAGGCTCTGGGGGAGGAGTGATGCTCAAGAAAACAAAACGCCTGCTTTACCGCGAGGGAAAATATTCATGCCGCCTTCCACAAGGAGACACCTCTAAGTGGTCAGTAGACCAGTGGTGCGAGTGGATTGATGAGCACGGAACGTGGTGGAAGTAGCAGCTGATAGCTAATTATCTGAGTTAGCTATTGGGTGTAATACCGCACCGTACTATCGGAGACGATTCGATAGTGCTCTGTTAGATGGAAATCCCTCGTTATGTCTTTGCAGCCAGCAGTCAGGGCGGCATTCTTTTTGCCTGGAGGAATGATGCGTAAAGTTGAATGTAAGACAATTACTTATGAGTACCACGAAGGTAATCGTAGCGAAGTGGTTACAACGCGAGAAGGATTGTTTCATCAGTGGGGCTCTGATTACGAGGAGTTTGAAACGGGGCCTGGAAATATGACGGTTGCCATTGTTGAATTTCCAGATGGCTCCGTCGAAACCTTCCTTCCATATCTTATTAAATTCATAGAAGCCGCCTGAGTGCGGCTTTTTCATACCCGCATATCAACAGAGATTCACGAGTCTCTATCGCTATGCAATCACACACAACATAAGGAACTACCCATGCAGACATTAAATCTCGCAGGGGCTATCCCGATGGGTAGCTTCAACGCAATCACGTCTATTCAACACTCACGCCGCAATATTCTTACCGGCGCAGACTTTAAGCAGCCTCGCGTTAAGAGCTTGCTGGAGCGTCTGGTTGAGTTTCTGAATCAGAAGGGAAATCCATAATGAAAGAAGAGTGGAAAGATATATCAGGATTTGAAGGCATTTATCAAATTTCAAATATGGGGAATGTGAAATCTCTTTCCCGATATGTCGTCGGTAGAAACGGACCAAGACTTCTTAAAGAAAAGCAATTGAAAATACAAACTGACAAGCATGGGTACCGATTAATTAATTTTTATGCTGGCGGTATTTGCAAGGGTTTTCTGGTTCACAGGTTGGTTGCAAAACATTTCGTTGATGGCAGTGGTACTCAGGTTAACCATATTAACGGTGACAAAACTGATAACCGTTTTACCAATCTTGAATGGTGTGACCAGTCTGAAAACCTAAAGCACGCATATAAAATTGGACTGAAAAAGCGACCTAAAAACACTTATTCAGGCGAGGGGCACTCCAGGTATGGAGGGGCCATTGAAGCAATAAATATTTTAACTGGGATGTCACTAATCATGAAGGGGAGAGCAAGCATTGAATCGTATGGGTTCAGTCAGTCCTCTGTAAGCGCCTGCATATTAGGAAAGCAAAAGTCACACAAGGGATATCGCTTTAGGAAAATGATATGAGCATTGCAGATACCTGGTCAGAAGATGCCTTTGTCCGCCTTATGCAGGACATGTTGAAACAGCAGAAAGAGGATGCAGAAGATGCGCCTGACGATGACAGACAAAACAGAGATTAAGCAAATCATCGCGAGCTTCAACGACGATGACAATGCAGCGATTGATAAGCAGGTTGAGATGCTGTGCGCGAACATGCGTCCGGTGCTCAACATGCTGGAATCACACAAGCCTGACGATTACACGAAGCATGCAGTCGAGTGGTTAGGCGAGGACGACTGCAACTATCAGGATATGGCTGGCACAGTCATGTGGGATTTATTCAGGCCGCGAGTAGAAGTTGAGTACGCACTCTCTATCTTTATGCGTCGCCATGTATTCGAGGATGCAGCATGAGCAATATCGTTGAGTTCGTTAAGCAGCAGGAGCCGCTTTTCTGCGGAGCGTTAACTGAGCAGACAGTCACATGGGCTAAGGAAAGCCAGTTTGCGATTCAGTACTTCCAGAAGAATGACTTCCTTGCCAAAACCGCCCTATCAAACCCTACCAGTGCACAGAACGCGATCATCAACGTAGCAGCCATTGGCATTACGTTAAACCCGGCAAGCAAGCTGGCTTATCTGGTTCCTCGTGACGGTATGGTGTGCCTTGATATCAGTTACATGGGCTTGCTGCATATCGCTATGGAGTCAGGTGTTATCTCATGGGGTCAGGCGAAGCTAGTTCATGCTAACGACACCTATGAGTCGAATGGTCTTGATAAGGCTCCCACCCACAAATACAACGCTTTCGGTGACCGTGGTGACATCGTTGGCGTTTACTGCACGGTTAAGACTCCTGCAGGCGATTACCTTACGGAAGAGATGAGTCTTGCAGAAATTGAGGCTGTCAGGAAGACGAGTAAAGCCGCATTCAGCGATAAGGGCCCATGGGTTAATCACTGGAATGAGATGGCACGAAAAACCGTTGTTAAACGCGCCAGCAAATACTGGCCTAAAGCCTCTCGCCTTGATAGCGCGATTCACGTTCTGAATGAAGAGGAAGGCGTTTGGACTGAGCCTGTTATGCCTCACAGGTCTGAAGAGGATATACGTGAAGATGAGCGCAAGCGCCAACAGGAAGTCATCGAACGCGTTCAGGTTCTGTGCGATGAGATGGCTAAAGCAGAGACGTTATTCGACCTGAAAATCAAGTTCCAGGAAGCGTTTAAGCTGACCATGGGTATGAAATTGCAGCAGGACGTTCAGGCCATCTACCATGAATGCAAACCAAAATTCCCGGAGGCAGCATAATGACCGCCTTGTATCAGATTGCAAATGATTTCGCCAAGCTTTCAGACTCGGGTATGGATCCGGAGATGATTGCTGACACTTTGGATGGGATTGAATGGGAACTGGAAGCGAAGGTAGAGCAAATCCTCGCCGTCTGCAAAAACGAAACTGCTTATGCTGAGGCGCTGAAAGAAGAAAGCAAGCGCCTTGCAGAGCGTGCAAAGGCTGCAGAAAGCCGCGTTGCTAGCATGAAGGAATATGTTGCGGCATCTCTCGAAACTGCAGGGAAGAAATCACTCAAAGCCGGTATCCATCAGGTAACAGTTCGCGCCCCTGTCGAGTCGGTTGAAATCACTGACGAAGGCTCATTGCCTCCTGAGTACGTAGAATACGTCACTACGGTAAAAGCCGACAAACTAGCCATTAAGCATCAACTCAAGGCTGGCAACGCCATTCCAGGCGCTTCACTTAAGCTCGGTAAGCCAACACTTCTCATCAAGTAACCAATGCAAAAACTAAACATCACTCCTGAAGAAATGAAGGCGGTGTGCGGGCGTATGCCTGCATGCCGTGCAGCTGACAGTTTAGGACTCAACCTACCGCAACTCTACATGTTAGCGCGTCGCTATTCGATTACCACAGCACACACCTACAGACACTGGTCTCCGGATGACGACGAGAGACTCATATCTCTAGTTCGCTCAGGCCTGATGCAGAAAGAGATATCAGAGATTCTCGGCAGGAGTGCTGGCTCGGTCAGAAGTCGGATAACGCTTCTTCGCAGACGCAAAAGAATATGAGGAATTCATCATGAAACTCAACATTGAAGTAGGCAGCAAATACGTAATCACTGGCACTAAGTTTGACCTCGTTCTGAACGAAAAGCGAATAATCAAAGAAGGTAAGAATGCCGGACAGGAAACACT